GGGCTGCACGCCCTATTGCGGAGATTCTTGCAGGTGAAGGCTTGACGCAATCAGAGTACGATGCTATCTCTGCGAACCCACAGTTCAAGAGGTATGTAGACAGCTATACCAAGGAAATGCAGGAGAGCGGCTTCTCATTTGCTGCTAAGTCCCGTATTCTTGCAGAGGATTTGCTGCCTACGGCGTACCATATGGTGCGAGACCCCGACACACCAGCGGCTGTAAGGGCAAAAATCATCGAAAACTTCGTCGAATGGGGTGATCTAAAGCCTAAAAACAGTGCAATTTCGACTGCTGGCCCGGGTTTTTCGATCACAATTAACATACCCAGCACTGCAAATTCAGCTAAACAGACCCTTGTTTTAGAGGCTGAAACCCCTGAAATTGACGTAAAAACGTTAAAAATTGCCGAATACGCCCCGATTTTGCTGGTCGAAGACGAAAACTACGAGTATGCAGGGGATGACTACTTATGAGTGTTAACTACACCCCAGTACAGTCTGTAACCCCATATCTTCTCTCTGATAAGTTTCAGTCATTCATCGTAGGGCCAGTTGGCTCGACAAAGACCACGGCGTCCTTGATGAAGATTCCCATCGAGGCTCGCAAGGTCGCAGCATGCGCGGACGGTATCCGCCGCTCTCGGTGTGCAGTGGTTCGTAACACACGTCAGATGTTGCTGGACTCGACCATTAAAGATTTTCTTGGCTTGTTCCCCGAGGGGCAGGCGGGCACCTACCACAGAACAGAACTTCGCTTCACGCTACGCTTTGATGACGTGGAGTGTGACGTGCTATTCAGGGGTTTGGATGACGCCAACGACGTGCGTCGCCTTTTGTCATTACAGCTTTCGTTTGCCATGGTGGACGAGGTGCGTGAGATAAACTCAGACGTGTTCGACGCGCTAACTGGTCGTCTAGGTAGATACCCCAACGGTATGATGGTGCCGCACCGCACCCAGTGGGGGGTGGATGATAAGGGTAATCCCGTACAGGGATGTGTGGATGACAACGGCGTTCAACAGAAGAAAGTCTGGGGCGCGACCAACCCACCGGATATGGACGCACACTGGGAGCAGTATCTCACCAACGCCGACCCTGACAAAGTTCATGTGACCGTACAGCCCTCGGGCTTGTCCGACGAGGCAGACTGGGTGCAGCACTTGCCGTCTCACTACTACGAGGACTTATGCGAGGGTAAGAGCGAGGATTGGATAGATGTGTACGTGCACGGTAAGTGGGGCAGGTCTCTGTCGGGCACACCGGTTTATCAGAGGACATTCACACAAGACTTCCACGTGGCCAAGGAACACATCAAGCCCATACAGAACATGGACTACCCCATCACCATAGGGATTGACTTCGGCCGCACGCCAGCGGCAGTGTTCATGCAGCGTGATCCGCGCGGGCGCGTGTTGGTGCTCTCCGAGCTGACCAGTGAGAACATGGGCATAGAGACGTTTATCTCCACGCGCCTGCAGCCGCATATTGGCAACACCTACCCCGGGTATCAGTTCATCGCAGCGCCCGATCCCGCAGGATTTATGAAGCAGCAGCTAAACGAGATGACGCTTGTAGACGCGCTTAAGAACGCAGGTTTTAAATGCGTTAAGCCGCCTTCCAACAAGCCAGACCTTCGCATACAGGCAGTCGAGAGACTGCTGACTCAGCAGCTTGACGGCAAGGCGATGTTTCTCGTATCGCCTGAGTGCACGTCGCTCATAAAAGGTTTTCGTTCTGGCTATCGGTACAAAGTTAAGAAGAACGGGGAGTTGGAAGACAGCCCTGATAAGAACGAGTCGAGCCACGTGCATGACGCACTGCAGTATGGCGCGTCAGTGATCGACATGAACATCAGAGGGTTCGGGCTTGAGGTGAAGCGAAGAGAAATTAAGAAAGTTAAATACGCATACACTTGACCACTTGACACGGCAGCGTACAATACCGTAACTATTTAAGGACGACCGATGGCAGCCCTAATTCCTGTTGCTCGTGCCTCTGACCTTGAGGCGGAAGCGAAAAAACGCAATGATGTGACACAGAATACACCCGTTATTCAGGGGTTGGCTTCGCACGTACGCAGTCGTTGGGATAGCTCACGCACAGCTAAAAGGGATTTAGAAGAGCGCATGCTTCAGTGTTTGCGTCAGCGCAACGGAGAGTACGACCCTGATAAGTTGCAAGAGATTACCGAGCAGGGTGGCTCAGACATTTACATTAACTTGACCTCTGTAAAATGCCGCGCTGCTACCAGTTGGCTGCGTGATACGTTGTTGGGTACGGGGATGGACAAACCGTGGTCTATCGCGGGAACACCGAATCCTACAATGCCGCCAGAGATTCTCGAAGAACTTAAAGCGCGTTTGGCCAATGAGTTAATGGTTCACATGCAGCAAGGCGGACAACAGCCTACACCATCAGAGCTTCGCGCCATGGCGCTGCAGATGAAAGACGAAGCTGATCGCGAGTTGCGTGAAGAGTCTGAAGACCGCGTTTCTCGCATGGAACGCAAAATGGAAGACCAGTTGCAAGAAGGCGGCTGGCACAAAGCGTTTAATGAGTTTCTCGACGACATCGTTACGTTTCCGTACGCCGTGATGAAGGGCCCGATTAAACGCAAACGCAAAACTCTCGAGTGGAAAAATAACGAACTTGTCCCTGTTGAAGAAATTCGTAATGAGTGGGAACGCGTTGATCCCTTTATGTTGTATTGGGCCCCGTGGTCATGGGAGCTAGGCGACGGTTATGTGATCGAGCGTCACCGCATGACGGCTGATGATTTACAAACATTGATTGATGTTCCCGGTTACAACAACGATGCAATTCGCACTGTGCTCAACGACTTTGGCACCATGGGGATGAAGCAATGGCTTTGGACTGATTCTTCAAAAGCGCAGGCGGAAGGCAAGTACGTTACCGAAGCTATTATTTCGGGCGACCTAGTTGACGCTTTGCAATTGTGGGATTCTGTAAAGGGCAGCTTGCTTATCGAGTGGGGCTTGACAGAAAAAGAGATTCCTGATCCAGCGCTTAACTACCCTTGCGAAGTGTGGTTGATTGGCAATGTCGTTATTCGTGCGGTGTTAAATTACGACCCACTAGGACGTAAGCCGTACTACCTCACAAGCTACGAAAATCTTCCCGGTTCTGTAGATGGTAAAGGTGTGACTGACTTATGCCGTGACTCGCAAGCTATGGTTAACTCTTCTGCCCGCTCACTCGCAAATAACATGGGTATCTCCTCTGGCCCGCAGGTCGGTGTGAACATTTCACGCTTGCCACCCGGTGAAGACATTACCGACATGCACCCGTGGAAAATATGGCAGTTCTCGCAGTCTGACTACGGTGACAATTCGCCCCCCATTACGTTCTTCCAACCTAACAGCAACGCCAATGAGTTGATGGCTGTGTTTGAGAAGTTCTCCGCTCGCGCTGATGAGGACACAATGATCCCTCGCTACATGACAGGAGAGAACACACCCGGCGCAGGACGTACGTCATCTGGCTTGTCCATGTTGATTTCTAACGCTGGTAAGGGTATCAAGCAAGTTATTAGTAACATTGACAAAAACGTTATTACTCCTGCTATTGAGCGTTTGTACCAAGACAACTTGCGTTACAGCAAAGACCCTGATTTGATCGGCGACGTCAACATTGTTGCGACTGGTGCATCTAGCTTAGTTGTAAAAGAAGCCGAAGCAGTTCGCCGCAACGAGTTCTTACAACTAGTTTTAAATAGCCCTGTTGCACAACAGATTGTTGGTATGAACGGCACTGCTGAGTTGCTTCGCGATTCTGCAAAAAATCTAAGCGGTAATGTAGATCGCATCGTGCCCGACCGCCAAGAGCTATCAGTTGTTCAGCAGCAACAACAAACTATTGCTCAGTTACAAGAACAATTAGCTATGATTATGGGTGAGATGCAAAATGCAGGTGCAGCGCCCGGTATGACGCAAGGTGCAGCCCCAAAAAATATGCTTCCAGACGGTAGCCAAGTCGGTGGCCGCGAAGGTAATATGATGTCTCCGAGACCAAATGGAATTTAAATGCTTGACTGTGCAAATAGTCAGTGGTATAAAATACGCAAATGAAGATTTTTATAGGCCAAAAGCCTGACCCACAGCACATGCAAGCGCTTCAGCGCTGCAGGCTGGATGATAGTAGTGCTCTGTTGGACTTGTTCCGCAAAAGTCTTGAGGATACAAAAACCTCTCTGATTTCTGCCGACGACCCCATACGAATACACCGCCTTCAAGGTCGCGCAGAGGTCTTATCAGATTTTCTCGAGGCGGTCGAAAGAGCGCACGAGATTTTCGACCGGGTCAAATGACCCGATTTTTGTAGTCCTAGCAAACCATTATGTTGGACGGCACACCGGTAACCCCGACGCCCGAAATGCAGAGTTGGCGCTTTAAAGGAAATTTAAAATGGCATTGCCTAAGCAAGTAGAAGCTCAATTACGTGAACTGGAACAGATCGAAAAACAGATAGCAGAGAGTCAAAACCAAGCGCCTGCTAACCCGGAGCCGCAACAAACGGAAGACCCTCCAGCCGACATTTCGACACCTGAGCCTCCCGCAGAAGAGCAAAAACCTGTTGAAACAAAGCCAGAACCGACAGAACCAGTTATAGCTGAAGAGACATGGCAGAGCCGCTATATTGCCCTGAAAGGCAAATATGACGCCGAAGTGCCACGCTTACACGCCGACTTACGGGATTTTAAGGCTCAATTGGATACCCTCCGAAAAGCCGCAGAAACCAAACCAGTCGAGACGAAGAAGCCTGCAGTTGCTGAGAAGTTGGTTACGGATGCTGATGTTCAAGCATTTGGCGAGGACTTAATTGAAGTCCAACGCAAGGTTGCCCGCGAAGTGGCAGCAGAGTTTCGTAGCGAATTAGACGCCATGAGAGTCGAGAATGAGCAGTTGCGCGAGCAGTTGAACACGACCGGTACTCAGGTATCTGAAGCAAGTTTTGAGCAACGTCTGTACCGTATGGTTCCAGACTTTCAGGAAGTTAACGCCGACTCACGTTGGGTTGATTGGCTGAACGAGGTTGATCCTCTGCTCCGAGCGCCAAGAAAATCTGTTGCGCAAGATGCGTTTAACCGAGGCGATGCTGAAGCTGTTGCGCACTACATTGGGATGTTTAAATCAAACCTCTCCCCTGCAGTACAAAACAACGACAAGGCCGCTGAACTTGAAAAACAAATCCAGCCGAAACGATCTGCTACTAACAGTGCCAACGTTTCGCAGCAAGCTCAAACATATACTGATGCGCAAATTCATCAGATGTTTTTGAAATCTGCGGACTACAGTGCTAAAGGTCGGATTGAAGAAGCAACAAAACTTGAAGCTGAAATTGACGCAGCTTACAGAGAAGGACGCGTTCGAGCGTAATCTCTTGCGGCAGCGTTAAACCCAACCTGTTATTTTTAAGGAGGCCAAAATGGCTGCTGTATATCCCGTCCAAGCTCCGTTTAATACGAGCACATCGTATTCCGGTGCATTTATCCCCACATTGTGGTCTGGCAAATTGCTGGCCAAGTTCTACCAAAACACCATGTTGTCCGAAATCGCTAACACCGATTACGAAGGTGAATTGAAGAACCAAGGTGATACCATTCGTATTCGTTTGGCTCCCACAATTACTATTTCTGACTACACTGTTGGCCAGAATTTGTCCTACGAAGTCCCCACTCCTATCTTCCAAGATATGCAAGTGAACAAGGGTAAGTACTTTGGCGTGCAAGTCAATGACGTGTTGTCTTACCAAGCCGACATGAACTTGATGAACATGTTCACAGAAGACGCTGCCAAACAGTTGAAAATTCAGATCGAAAACGAAGTGTTTTTTAACAGCTTCGTGACTGAAGGCCCTGCTGCGGCTAACATTGGTGCTACTGCTGGTGCTATCTCTGCCGCCTATAACTTGGGTACAGACGTAACTCCTATCGACCAAGCTACTCCTGAAAACGTGTTGAAGGCTATCCTTCGCATGTCTACAGTGCTTGACGAGCAGAACGTTCCTGAAGACAACCGTTGGTTGATTATTAGTCCTTTTGACCGCCAGTTGTTAATGCAATCTAGCATTGCTCAAGCGTACTTCACAGGCGACCAGTCTAGTGTTATCCGCACAGGCAAAATCGGCATGTTGGATCGTTTCTCTGTTTACGTGTCTAACTTGCTCCCCCGTGGTGCTGCCGGTAAAGCCTTGGTTTCTGGCTTAACTGACACTTCTACTGGCGGTTCTGTAGCTAGCGCTAAAGCTCGTCGTACAATGATCGCTGGCACAAAAGCAGCAACATCATTTGCTATGACTGTTAACAAGACAGAACCCCTGCGTAACCAGACTGACTTCGGCGATATCGTCCGCGGTTTGGCTGTTTATGGCCGTAAGGTTGTTAAGCCACAAGCTTTGGTTGTTGCCCAAGTTGGTTCTGCCAGCTAAAGAACTGGGGGCTTCGGCCCCCATTTTTAACTTTTATTTTTGGAGATCAATATGTCTACTCAATTTTCTCGTAGTATTGGCGGTTACGCCACAGCTACTGCTGGGACAACCCAGACTCAAGCTGGCGCTACTGCGCTAACCGGTGCTGTTAATTTCGTCACCACTGGCACTGCCAGCGACGGCGTTATGTTGCCTGCTGAGCGCCCTGTTGGCGATGTGGTCTACATTGTTAATAGCTCTGCTGCTTCACTGAACGTGTACGCAGCAACTGGCGGCAAAATTAACAACGGTTCTGCTAATGCTGCTAAGGCTTTGGCTGCTAACATGTCTGGTGCTTACATTAGCCTAGGCAGTGAAAACTGGGGCGCTGTTCTCAGCGCCTAATCGGTGGTATAAACTAAGAGGGCTTCGGCCCTCTTTTTTACTTTGGAGAACCAAATGACTGTATTTGATTTAATGGAACGTCTTGGCGGTGAAATTTTAATGAACCGCATTCGTGTAATGATTGACGGTAAAATTGTTGTTGTGGCTGTGCTAAACGACCAAGAGTGGGAATACACAGAAGATGGACAAGCTTTGTACAATGAGCATTCCAACCTTGCCGCAGATGAAGCAGCAAACAAAACAACAAAGACTCGCAAAAAAGAAGCTGTGGTAGTAGAATCTGTGCAAGCACCGGACGATATCGCCATTGAAATCGAGCCAACGCCCGAACAGTAAGGTAATCCATGAAAGCTCTAAGCGCGTTTTATCCTCGTATCCTGCCTTATTTACCCGGATGCCCTGAGCCTCTGGCGGCGCAGGTTTTGGTAAACGCGGCTATAGATTTTTGTGATGCATCACTAGTTTTACGACAAAATCTTGATACGTTTAACACCGTTGTTGGACGTGTTCAATATGATTTAGACCCACCTAGCGCCCAACACACAATTAGTCGTGTAATGGGCGTTACGTTGGACGGGAAAGAATTGGTAGCGGGCATGACAGAATCTCTTCGCGGAGATATGCCAACTGCGCCTGCTAAACCTCGTGGTTTTTACACCGACAGAACAGACTCTGTTTTGACTTTGATGTTGTCGCCTCCGCCTGATGAGGTGTACTCTGTTCTTGTCAATGTTGCGTTGAGTCCGGCGAGAACGGCTACACAACTCGACGATGATTTGTATAACACTTGGATCAATCCCATCGTGGCTAGCGCCATTGCTCAAGCAATGCAGATTCCGGGTCAGCCTTTTAGTAATCCTGCACAAGCGCAAGCGTTGTTAAATTCTGCGTCTCGGCAGACTACTGTTTCGCGTATTGATAGCAACTACGGTTTTGTTCGTGGTTCTATGCGCGTGCGTTCACGTCCGTTTGCGTGAGGTAAACATGACTACCACTGCACAATCCGTTATCCGCCGCGTTGTAGATACGCTTCAAGACCCGACCGCTACGCGGTGGGCAACGGCGGAACTTGTTCGTTATCTAAACGACGGACAAAATGAAATGCTTATTTATCGTCCAGATGCATTTGCAACATCTGTGACTTTGACACTGGTTGCCGGTGCAAAACAAACTGTACCGTCTACTGCAGCAAAACTTCTTGACGTGGTTCGCAACTCAGCGGAAACCAGTACTAAGAAAGCTGTTCGCATTGTTAATCGTCAACTTCTTGATTCGCAGTACCCAGATTGGCATGTTGCTACAGCGACTGTAAACACTGTGCACTACATGTATGATCCAATTGATCCTCGGGTCTTCTACGTCTATCCGCCTGCTACCACTTTGGCAAGACTAGATGTGGTGCTGGCTAACTACCCAACAGCGGTAGCAGAACCTGCTGCAGCGACAACGTTTACGTCCGTTACAGGCAACATAAGTGTTCCTGATATACTGGCTACCGCCTTGATGGACTACATTGCGTATAGAGCGTTTAACAAGGACGCAGAGTACGCAAATAACGCCACTCGAGCGCAGACGCATTACGCGCTATTTACAAACGCTCTCAATACAGATTACAAAGGCACGACAGGTGTTGTTCCAAGTCCGTTAGGTGCACCTATTCACGGCTCTGTTGCTTAAGGATTAATTATGGCTGAAAAAATTAAACTTATTCAAGGTGACGTAAATCGCCCACAGATACAAGCGACGCTGACTGATGAAAATACAGACGCTATTATTGATATTACCGGCGCTACGGCAGTTATGAAGTTTCGCCAAGTGGGTGCAACCACCCTGCAAGACACTATTACCGGATTTATCGCTACTGGTACAGACGGCGTTATTGTTTTTCCCATGTCTGCAACGGCTATGTCAGGAAGCGCAGGCGATTACGAAGGCGAAATTCAAGTTACCTTTTCTAATGGCAGTATCCAAACAGTGTACGACCTGTTAAAATTTAAAATGCGCGAGGACTTTTAATGCGCTCAGTTTATCAGTACGTACAGCTTGTCGCAACTACTGCCTCGGGCGGTATGAGTGCTGCTGTAAGTTATGTACTGTTAAAAGCAGCAGCTATTTCAGGGTACTTTGTAGACTTTGTTGATCTTTTTGACACCGCTAACGCAACCGATTCCGCCGCAAAAACATTTGGTAAAAGCCTTACTGAAACTGCGCAAGCTAGCGAAACGTTAGCTAAAAGCTACGGCAAGGCAGTTAGTGATACGGGTATTGCCTCAGATGCAAACGTTAAAACCTTTGACAAAGCGGCTACAGATACCGCGGTTAGCAGCGATGTAAATACTAAAACTTTCCAAAAGGTTTTGGCTGATACCACCTATGTCACCGACGACGTAAACGGAGTAGCAGCGGACGACGATCAAACTATTCAAGTCTTTAAAGTGCTATCTGATCTGGCCGTACCAAGCGAAACGCTTGTTCGTACCGTGGATTACAGCAGGGCGCTTGCTGATTCTGCTACAAATTCAGACATTGCGGCTAAGACGTTTATTAAGAGCCTGACAGATTCTGTTACAGTTTCTGACAGCACTGCTATTACAAGTCTAAAACCCACCACGGATGCTTCAAATGTTACCGATAGTGCAGCCCTTGGTTTTGATAAAGCGGCAGCAGATACAACAATAAGCTCTGATACCGCGTTTAGAGATTTTATTAAGGGGCTGGCGGAAGCGCCAACCGCAACAGATTCCGCTGCTAAAACTGCTGGAAAAACTCTTATTGACTCGACTAGTGCATCAGATGCTGGTACAGTAATAAGCCAAGGATACTGCGATATCACGTATTTCGCAGAAGACTACGTAGGAACGAGTGTCACTTTTTAAGGAACCACCATGAACACAAATGAAAAAATTGTCGCTACGGGCGAATTAAAGATTGTAGTAACCGCTCCTGACGGTACAGTCAAGCACGAACAAAAAGTCAAAAACTTGGTTGTTACAACCGGTTTGGGCTACATTGCTAGCCGCATGAAAGACGCAACCGCTACAGCAATGAGCCACATGGCCATTGGTACGGGTAGCACGGCGGCAGCCGCAAACAATACCACTTTAGGTACTGAGTCTGCTCGTGTAGCATTGACTTCAACTACCGTAACGGCAGCAGCCGTTGCTTATGTTGCAACGTTTCCTGCAGGCACTCCAGCTACGTTAGCTGCGATTACGGAAGCAGGTCTTTTTAACGCTTCTTCTGCTGGCACCATGCTTTGCCGCACCGTGTTTAGCGTTGTTAACAAAGATGTAAACGACACCATGTCCATCACTTGGACAGTTACAATGGCAGCACCAGTTTGATTGGAGTAGGCCGTGAGCACTATTGTTACCCGCGCAGGCAAGGGCTCGCCTCTTACCAATACTGAAGTTGACTCTAACTTCACAAACCTGAACACGGACAAAATTCAGGTTACGGGTACACCCACGAATGGGCAAGCCGTTACGTGGAATGGCACAGCATGGGTTCCATCTACCATTACCGCTGGAGTTTCCAGTGTTGCTTCCGCCGACGGGTCGATAATCGTAACAACTGTTAGCGGCGCTGTAGATTTGGCGGTTTCCGAAGCTTCACCGGCATCAACGCTTTTAGCAGCAGTAAGAAACACAACTGGTGCTACCCTGACAAAAGGTACTGCGGTTTATATCTCCGGTGCAACTGGTCAAAGGTCAACAGTCTCCAAAGCATTGGCCACTGGGGATGCAACCTCGGCTCAAACACTGGGCTTGATAACTACTGATTTAGCAAATAACGCGAACGGGTATGTAACTGTTATTGGTTTAGTTACTAACATTAACACTTCTGCTTATACAGATGGAGCGCAGTTATATCTAAGCCCGACAACGGCTGGCACTCTGACAGCAACAAAGCCTTACGCACCCCAGCACTTGGTCTACGTGGCTATTGTCGAGTACGCGCATGCAACCCAAGGTAAATTGTTCGTCAAAGTACAAAACGGCTACGAGTTAGATGAGCTGCACAATGTTTCAGCCCAATCGCCAACAACGGGTCAGACTATTGTTTGGAACAGCTCCACCAGCTTGTGGGAAAAGAACACAGTTTCTTTGACTGCGGGTGTCAACGGCACACTGCCCATAGCAAACGGCGGTACAGGCCAGACCACGGCTAATGCAGCCCTCAATGCCTTGATTCCAAATCAGGCTACGAATTCTGGAAAGTTCCTGACAACAGATGGAACCAATACATCTTGGTCTACAACTGCACCAGCCGTTTCGCTAACCAACGACACAACAACTGCCACCAATCTGTATCCATTGTTTGCTGCGGCAACAACAGGTACGGCGAGTACAATCTACACAGGCGATGCCAAGCTGCTGTACAAACCTAGCACGGGCGAGTTAGCATCTTCTGTAGTCAATGCAACAAACGGCATTGTGGTTAACAGTCAAACTGTTGCTGTAAGTTACACCATCGCTGCTGGTAGTTCAGGTATGTCTTCTGGCCCCGTCACTATAGCAAGCGGTCAATCGGTTACTGTTTCTAGCGGTTCACGCTGGGTTGTGGTCTAAGGAAAAATATGGCAAGTATTGTTATTCAAGGCGACACTAGCGGTTCAGTCACGCTACAAGCGCCAACAATTGCCGGTAGCACGGTTATAAACCTCCCATCTACGTCCATGAACATCGGCACGGGTGGCGGCTCTATAGCTACCAATACGGCTGTGGGTACTAGTGCTTTGGCGGCTAATAGTACTGGCGAAAATAACACTGTTGTAGGGTATCAAGCAGGTTTTAGTAGTACTTCAAATCAAAACACTTTTGTTGGTTCGGGCGCTGGCTATTTGGCAACGGGCGTAAACAATGTGGGCATTGGTTATCGCATTATGTACTCAGGTGCTGGTGCTACTGGAGGTCAAAATACAGCACTTGGAAACTACACGTTGTATGCAAACACCTCTGGGCAATATAACACTGCCTTGGGAATGCAAGCGTTGTTCTTAAACACCACGGCATCTAGCAACGTAGCAGTAGGTTATCAGGCGGGATACAACAACACAACTGGGCAATTTAATGTCTTGTTAGGTCATCAAGCAGGATATAGGGTGGCTGGTGCTGGCTCTATTGGTGATGCTAGTGTGCTCATTGGATATCGTGCCGGTTATTCAAATCAAGGTAATAACAATGTAGGTATTGGTAATGGCGCGTTAACTTTAAATACCACAGGCACACTTAACGCTGCCGTAGGAACTTCCGCTCTTGAAGCCAACACCACTGGCTCAAACAACGTTGCTGTAGGTTACGTAGCCGCAGACAGCAACACAACAGGCGAAAGGTTTGTTGCAATTGGCGCAGGTGCATTATCATCTAATACAACTGCGGCATATACTGTTGCTATTGGATACCTTGCGTCATATAACTCAAATGCAGATGACAACATTGCGATTGGCACTAATGCAAGTTTTACAAATTCCAGTGGCACGGGCAACGTAGCTGTTGGTCGCAATGCTTTATATACCGCTGGCGCTCAAAGCGAACAAGTTGCTGTTGGAGTTTATACACTGGAGGCTTCAACAACTGGTTCTCAAAACGTGGCTGTTGGTGGTCGAGCATTACGTGCTAACACAACAGGAACAAACAACACTGCACTGGGTTATCAAGCACTTACTGCCAACACCACGGGTGTATACGCTACTGCTATAGGTAATAAAGCACTTTTTACTGGTTCAAATATAAATTGGAGTGTTGCGGTTGGCTACCAAGCGGGATACACCTCTACTGGAAATCACAACGTACTTATAGGTGCGGCGGCTGGTTATGGTTTAACTACTGGCACAGGCAATACATTTGTTGGATCAAACAATGGTGTTGTTAATTCTTGCGGTGCTACTGTTACAACAGGTTCTAAAAACACCATTCTTGGTGGTTACTGTGGCAATCAAGGTGGCCTAGACATTCGCACAGCAGAGAGCTACATCGTGCTGTCTGATGGGGATGGGAATCCACGGGCTTATTGGAATAACAATGGAAGACCTTTTTTTCCAGACTTAGGCAGTGACGCAGGCACAAACGCTGTTAGATTTAATACTGGTACTGGTCGGCTGTCCTATGACACATCTTCTGCGCGTTACAAAGACAACATTCGTGACAGCATCTACGGCTTGAGCCATGTCATGCAAATGCGCTCTACCCAGTTTGAATACAAAGAGGGTGGTCGTTCTGATGTCGGTTTAATTGCAGAAGAACTACAACCAATTGTTCCAGAATTAGTTGGCGTAAACAAAGAAGGCCAAGCAGATTCTGTATCGTATGACCGCATGGTTTCTGTGCTTGTTAAAGCCATTCAAGAACAACAAGCCCTAATCACTACATTGACAGAGCGCATTACTGCGCTTGAAGGAGCCTAATCATGGCGGTTACGATTAACGCATCCACTAGCGCAGGGTTAATTTCTACTGCGGACACCTCGGGAGTTTTAGTTCTTCAGTCCAACGGGACAACAGCCCAGACCATCAGCGGCACGGCAACAACAATGGCAGGAGACGCCGTTATCAACGGTCTAACAGTTGGTCGTGGTAATGGTAATGGTATTATTAGCACGGCTATGGGTTATCAAGCATTGTTAAATGATAGTGGGGCTAATGGCAATTCTGCTTTTGGTTATTTAAATTTAACAAATAATTCAAGCGGTTATTACAATTCAGGTTTTGGCAGACAAGTATTACAGTCTAATACAACAGGCTTTCAAAATACGGCTCATGGTTTTCAGTCTCTATACTCCAACACCACAGCATCTAACAACACAGCAGTAGGTGTTCAGGCTGGTTATAACAATACCACCTCGGCAAATTTAGCGTTGTTTGGCTATAAGGCAGGGTTCAGCATAACTACTGGTGGTAGTAACAACGCTTTCTTTGGAACTGAAGCTGGTTACTCAAACACTACGGCTTATAACAACGTTGCCGTAGGTAGACAAGCGCTGTACACAAACTCTGCGGGTATTTTAAACGTTGCTGTTGGTCAGGGAGCACTGTACTACAACACAGGTAATAACAACACGGCAGTTGGCGAGAGTTCACTTCTATATAACACTGAATCTAACAATACTGCTGTAGGCTTTCAAGCGGGTTACAACAACGCAGGTGGTGACTACTTCACTGCTGTTGGTTATCAAGCAGGTAAGGGCAACACCTCTGGGCGATTTAATACTGCGCTAGGCAGGGATGCGCTGTTAACAAATTCAACATCCAATGACAATACGGCAGTCGGAACTAATGCTTTAAAACTTGTAACTACGGCTGGCAACACTGCTGTTGGTTCAAACGTTCTTGGCGTTGCAACTACTGGGACAAGTAATACGGGCGTTGGTAATGTTGCTTTTGCACGACATACTACTGGTTCATACAATGTAGGCATTGGTTCTGATGTTTTAGGATATAGCACTACGGCATCGTTTAACACAGCATTGGGACACGCCGCTGCTGGACTTAACACGACAGGCGCTAATAATACGGTGGTGGGCGCTGAAGCTTTTTACAACAACACCACGGGCGGCTCAAACGTAGCCATTGGTAGGCTTGCTCTTTACTCTAACACCACATCATCTAACTTAACTGCCGTAGGTTATCAAGCCCTTTACAGTAATACAGGTGCATTAAATACAGCGGTTGGTTATCGTGCTTTGTACGCCAACACATCAGGCCAATCAGTCACTGCGGTTGGTTATGAGGCTTTGCGCGACAACACAACAGGAGAAAGAAACACGGGGATTGGTTATAGCGTTCTGGCTAACAACATAACTGGCGAAAACAATTCTGCCGTAGGTCAAACTGCGCTTGGCTCTAACACAACAGGATCAAACAATTCTGCGCTTGGTTACGATGCTTTGTATAACAATACTACAGGCACTCAAAACGTTGCAATTGGAAAAGATGCTCTTAATAAAAACACTACTGCAACTAATAACACTGCCGTAGGTTTTCAGGCGGGCTATAGTATCACCACAGGGGTGCAAAATAATATTTTAGGAAATCAATCTGGTTACGCTATTACAACTGGTGCTAATAATGTATGTGTTGGAGTTGGTGCTGGTTATGGTGCGGGTGTGGGGGGTCCAAATTTAACAACTGGAAATTCTAATGTTTATGTTGGTACTTATGCTTATCCATCAGGTACAAATCCAACTAGTGAAATTGTTATTGGATATAACTCTGCGGGTAAAGGCGGAAGCACAGGTTTTATTAATGCAGGTGGTGGCGGTGTTTACCAAGGCAATAACTCATCGTCATGGTCAACCACTTCTGACCAACGTCTTAAGAAAAACATTGTTGACAACAATGATGGATTAGATGCAATCAATTCAATTCGTGTGCGTAACTTTGAGTATCGTGTTGAAAATGAAATCACAGAATTACCAACTCATGCCGCAATTAAAAAAGAAGGTGTGCAGTTAGGTGTAATTGCCCAAGAGTTGCAAACGGTACTTCCAGATTGCGTAAAGCAAGAATCGACTGGTGTTTTGTCTGTTGATACTGACAACCTGACTTGGTATTTAGTCAATGCAGTCAAAGAGCTAACAGCCCGTATCGCCGTATTAGAAGGAGCGCAATCATGAGTATCGTACTTGACGGCACAGCAGGGATTGTTGTCTCTGGAAACACTAACACGCTTTCTGGAGTTACTGTAAGCCGTGGTGCAGGTTCTATAGACACTAATACTGCGGTAGGTGCAAGTGCATTAGCGGCAAATACAACTGGAACGCAAAGCACTGCAACTGGTAATACTGCGCTAACTGCAAATACAACTGGCATTAGAAATTCTGCTTTTGGATTTAGTGCGCTTTTTAATGTTACTACTGGCAACAGAAACACCGCTATTGGTCGCGGAACATTATTTGCACTTATAAGCGATTCAGATAATACGGCAGTTGGAACAAATGCACTGTTTTCTTACAATAGCGGTTCATTTAATACGGCAGTTGGTTCTAGTTCAATGAATGGTGCTTCAAGTACGGGTTCTAACAATTCTGCTTTAGGTTATCAATCTCTTTTTTCTAACACCACAGGCAATAACAACACTGCCGTTGGTTATCAATCTTTATACACAAATACCACAGGCGGTAGTAACGTAGCAATTGGTCTGGGTGCTCTTTACTCCAACACCACGGCAGTTAATAACACTGCCGTAGGTTATCAGGCGGGGTTTTCAAATACAACTGGTACACAAAATACTGCTCTTGGAAACACTGCTTTATTCACTAACTCAACTGGTAGTGGCGTAACAGCAATTGGCTTTGGTGCGTTAAATCTTAGTACCACATCCTCTAACAATACTGCGGTTGGCAGTTATTCTCTCAGGGCCAACACCACAGGCACTAACAACATTGCGGTTGGTGCGCCAGAGTTCAGTGTGGATTATGGTGCGTTAGGCTACAACACCACTGGCAACAACAACGTGGCTATGGGTACGCAGGCTCTGTTGAATAATACAACGGCATCAAACAATACTGCTGTTGGACACCATGCGAGTCGGACTAATACCACTGGCGCAAGTAATGTTGCGGTTGGTACGCAAGCGCTTTACCACAATACCACAGCATCTAACAATACTGCTGTAGGTTTTCAGGCGGGATATAGTCTTACTGCTACAGGTAGCAATACTTTGGTAGGTGGAAACGCAGGATACAGTTTAACTGGAACAAACAACGTAGGTGTTGGTCAAGCTTCAATGTATGGAAGCGGTGACAATAACGTAGCTGTTGGTGTGGCGGCGCTAAATGGCAATACAACTGGCTCATCTAATACGGCAATTGGTCATAACGCTTTACTAGTAAACACCACAGCTTCTCAAAACACAGCTGTAGGGTTTCAGGCGGGTGTTACCAACACCACAGGCACAGACCTTACTTTCTCAGGCTTTCGTTCTGGTTATCTAAGCACCACGGGAAATTACAACACCGCTTATGGTGCGTTTTCTCTTTACTCCAACACAACTGGTAGTGACAACACTGCCGTTGGTCAAGGCGCACTGGATGTAAATACCACTGGTTCAGCCAACGTTGCTGTGGGTAGAAATGCACTTGGGTTAAGCACTACAGGTTCCAACAACACAGCAATTGGTAATAACGCAATAGCTGCCAACACAACTGGAGTAGAAAACGTTGCTATTGGAAATGATGCATTAACCGCTGTTACTACAGGTTACGAAAACATCGGTGTGGGCAGAGGGGCGGGCAGTGGCATGACCACTGGCGTCCGTAATCTTTTCCTCGGTGACGATGCGGGTTATTTTATGACTACGGGTAGTAGCAATACTATCATTGGTCGCTTTACGGGCAACAACAATGGACTAGACACTCGCACAGCAAGCAACGCCATTGTGTTGTCTGATGGAGCAGGCTTCCCTTATGTTGGTCGTCTTGGCGGTGATTGGACAATAACAGTTAGCACAAGCATGGTAGCCCTTACACCGTCTAGCGGCGTTGGTATGTTTGCTTTTATTGCGGGCTACAACACAAGTACCGGCGCACAAGGCAACTGGATAGTTTATGCAAATGGCACAAATGGCGCAAATGTTGCCGCTGCACAAAACGGAACTGGTTTAACCATCAATTTTGATTATTCTGGTGGAACAATACGAATGCAAACAACGTCAGGAACTGTAAAAGTTTCTGTCTTTTATACATATTGAGGAATAACAAATGCTTGAATTTTCTTGGAACGTAAAACATCTTAAAGAAGATGAGCGTGGTTACGCATCAACTTTGTTTTGTGAAATGAATGGCGTATTAGAAGGCATTACCAAAACTGCAAATTCTGTGTTTTCTTTTGGAGGCGATGACTACAAACCAAAACTGCAATGGACGCAAGAACAAATTGACCAATGGGCAGAGACTGTTCGTTCTAATTTAGAAGAACAAATCAACGTTAAATTTAACAACTGAAAGGAAAATCATGACTATCGAAACTCAAACCCCAACCGCAGAACAAATTGCCAAGCACTACAGCGCCGCAATGGACTCAGTTAATTTAATTAACGCAGGTAAACCAGAGCGCATGACTGATGCCGAATGGGCTGATTGCCTTGCTCGTAACAAAGAGCATCTGACAATCATGTTGGCTAAAGACTACTGGACAACAGAAAACTTGGCACCTCTGCAAGCCGCATCCGCATAACAGGAAGCCACCACCTGATCTTGGTGGCATTTAAAGGAAAATCATGGGAAAAAATGAAAAGACCCCAGTGACGATCGACGGCGTAGAGTACAAGTTTGAAGACATGACACAGCAGCAACAGGTGCTGCTAAACCATGTTGCAGACCTAGATCGCAAACTAGACTCAGCAAGATTCAATGTAGACCAGTTGCAAGTCGGCAGAGATGCCTTCTTCAGAATGTTAAAAGATGCGTTGGAAGCCAAGCCTGAAGAGGCCGTGACTGACGTAGTAGCAAACTAAGAACCAGCCACCTTCGGGTGGCTTCTCTAAGGAATTTTATGGCGGACGTACAAGAGTTAGCATCAGAAACGGACAAGCGACTAAGCGTCCACGAGGCTATTTGCGCTCAGCGTTATGACGGTATTCAATCGCGCTTTGACAGCGGAGACAAGCGCATGACCAAGATTGAGTATCTTTTATACGCAGTAATTTTTGCCGTTTTGTTTGGCCCCGGCGTTGCGGCTGAATTTGTCAAAAAAATATTAGGGCTGTAAAATGAGAGACTGGGCCGAAGCAATTATTGCGGCGGTCGGTATTACCGGTTTTGTAATCTGGGGCACGTACGTCGTTGTATGGTGCTATCCATAATTTTGCTGGCTGTATCTATTGAATACAGATGTGTCAAGTGGACTTGGGTTGGCGATGTTTACAACCGGAGGGTCTACTGTATTGAATGGAAAAAGGTAGAACGGAAATGATTGATCCGCTAACAGCCCTAGCTGGCATACAGTCAGCAATCTCGATGGTTAAGAAGGCCAGTGCGGTGGCCAATGATCTTGGCTCGCTCGCGCCAATGATCGGGAAGTTATTCGACGCAAAAAGCACAGCCACCAAAGCCCTGATCGAGACAAAGAAGAGCAAGGGTTCCAACATGGGAACCGCGCTACAAATTGAGATGGCGCTTGAACAGGCCCGTGCGTTTGAAGAGGAGCTCAAAATGCTCTTTATGACCACAGGCAAGATAGACGTGTGGAACAAAATCAAAGCTCGTCAAGACCAGATGGACATTGATGATGCAAGAGAACTCCGTGCCCTAGAGCGGGCCGATAAGAAAGCCAAAGAAAAAGAAGCAGAGTTAAATGAGCTGGCCGTGATCCTTGGCGGTTGTGCGTTTGTTTTGTTCTTGGTGGCGATTGGTATCTATGAGTTAATGGAGTTTTGTCAAACTACCAGAAGGTGTGGTCGGTGAATGAGTACCAGAAAACCTTTGACATGTGCCTCAAGATATTCGTTTACGGATGTGTGGCTTTGTATTTCTTAGGTTTTCTAAAGTTCTTGCCTGACGATTTGTCGGACAAAATTGTTAATCTCCTACTTGGAAAGGTTGGCTTGGGCAAATGAGAATTACTACTTACCAACAGAATGCTCAAATGCTGTCAGAGGCTCACCGAGTGATCCACCAGCAAAACATGAAACGTCTAGCAGAGTTAACTAGGCAAGCTGACCAACAACAAAAAGCTCAAGAGATTAAGACTCAGTGGGCAAAAGCCGTGGACGTCAGAGTATGAGATATCTGTTATTGATCCTCCTACTTGCTGGATGTGAAGACCGCTATCGGTATAAGTGCCAGAATCCTGACCACTTCCATGCCGAGGAGTGCCAGAAACCGAAGTGTTTGTTTACCCAACAATGCCCTGAATACTTGGTAGCCCCTATCTTGGAGAAGAAAATCAATGACGTCCAATCAGAAACCAAACCTAACAACTGAAGAATTTGAAGTCAGGGTCTGGGGCTTTGTAGTTATAGTCGTGACCTGCATCTTGTGCTTTATCGTAATTGCTTTGCTTTACTCTGTGACGTTCGTCACACAACCTATCAAAAGTATGGCTCCAATTGACCAAGCTTACACAAAGATGCTTAATGATATAGTATTACTTATCGTTGGCGGTATTGGTGGAGTGATGACTAAACGGGCGGCAGGTGCGGCTTCTAAGATGTTTAATCCACAACCTCCGATGCAACATGGTTGCCCACCCATGATGGGCGGTATGAGTGGTGGCTACGGCGGCTACGGCATGCCTAATAGTAGTTACGCCTCTCCGCAATCTGCGTATGGCTTACCCTCGCAACCCTTTGGTGCAATGCCTGTCTGGAAGAATCCTGAGCTAGACGAGTCATGGACACCCGGCCCACCGCCGACTACGCCTCCTGAGCACATGGAGCCCGATGAGGAACGCGAAGAAATCGCAGCAGCTCGTAAGGAATCTGAATAATGTTACCTATCCCACTCCCATGGTTAATTGTTGGTGTTCTTGTATCTTTGTTCGGTACGTACCGTGTTGGCCATCATTACGGGTGGTTGGAGCGGGATAATGATATGAAGATTGCCATTGCCAAAAAGAACGACGAAGCTCGTCAAATCGAGCAAAACTTGGGTGAAAAACTTAATCAACAATCCGCCAAATTACAGGAGGCTAATGATGCCATCAACAAAAAAACTACTGCTCTTGCTGTTGCCAATCGTGCTGGCAAGCTGCGCCTCTGCGCCCCAAGTAACGTACAAGCCCCCGCAAGTTCCCCCGTTGCCAGCGCAAATACAGAAACAGCCAGTCAACCTGACAGACCGACTGATACAGCTTCTGACGCCGAAAGAGCAACAATCGACGCCATCGCGGAAATAGTTGCCCAAGGCGATCGTAATACTGTTGCACTAAATGCTTGCGTAGATTCATACAACGAAGTAAGGAACCTCTTAAATGGTAAGTCCTGACCAACTAAAACAAATGCACATAGACCCATCTCTTGCAGATGCGTTTAACGAAACTTTTGATAAGTTCAATATCTTTACGGCCCCGCAACAAGCTAGCTGGATAGGTCAGTGCGGCCACGAATGCGGTAACTTTAAGATTATGGAAGAGAACCTGAACTACCGCGCCGCTACCCTACTCAAACTGTTCCCGCGGACGCCTAAACGTGCATGGGGTTTCACACCCGAGGAAGCTGCTGCCTACGAGAAACAGCCACGTAAAATTGCAAATCGCATTTACGGGAACCGGATGGGAAATCGGGATGAGGCTTCTGGGGATGGGTTTAGGTTCCGCGGCTCCGGATTTTTACAGCTAACTGGCCATAGCAATTTTTTCCACGCTGGCAAAGCGCTGGGTGTTGACTTTGTGATGGAACCCGAACTTGTCCGTACTCCTAAGTACGCTGCGCAAACCGCAGGCTGGTTTTGGCAAACTCATAACCTTAACCAATACGCTGATAGCCGAGATTTTTTAACAATGACAAAGCGTATTAACGGCGGTACGATTGGGCTTGAGGATCGCATTAAACACATTACGCATGCTATAGCTGTATTGGGCGGTTAATACTACAATGTGCCTAGACGCAAGGACAACCAATGGCTATTATTAAAGTAGATACTTTTGGTGGGGAGATGCCCTCCATATCAGCACGCGCCCTGCCAGAGAGCGCTGCTCAGGAAAACCGCAACCTTTTTACAAGCATTAACGAATTTCGTCCTGTCAAAACAGACTTAACTGTTGCTTCGTGCTCTGCCAGTACTAAGACCCTACACCGGTTTGCTCGCAAGGCCGATGGCACATTTAACTCTGACGTTACTACTGGATGGATATCCAGTACTGTAGAGCGCAGCTATGTTAAAGGCCAAATTGATGACGAACGGTCGGAGCGAACTTATTTCACAATTGACGATGGCTCAGCACGTCCTCGCCTTATAGATGTCAACGGCTCTGACCGAGTTCTTGGCGTACCGCGCCCAGTGCAGCCTACAACTACAAAAAATACTACCGAAGAGTTCACAACAGAAGAAGCTAATATATTTCTGTACGGCCCTGCTGCAGAAGCCATTCGTTTGGCTATTATTGCAAGCACGTTAGACCCAGTTGCCAATGAACCAAATTCACGTTTTACTGGAACTACTATTTATGGTGGCCCGTACACAGCCAACAGCTTGTCTTTCCCTACTGGTATCCCATCTAGCAGCCATTGGAATTTGTATGCTGCGGTCAGTAACTCCTCCACTATTGGCCTTGCGCTAGACCTTGAAAAACTAGGTGCAACTTTATCTGGTTCAACAATTTATGTACCGTTGACCGCTTTGCCGTTTACTTTCCGATTGACGCAGGGGACGTTAACTACGGCTATTCAAGCTATTCAGTTTGGTGCAGAAGCTGGCCCAGCTAAAGTTGGAACGCAAGTGTTTACCGATGCTGCAATTGCTTTGATTGTGGCTGACATTGCCAACGAGCTTAATCCCGATAAAGTAGCTAAGTCTCAACGTGATGCGCTAGATGATGCAGCAAAAGACTTCTATAGACTTCTTTCCGCCGCCACATTTGGGGCACTTCTTTCGCGCCCAACTGCTCCTGTAAAACCAACCGTTGCTGACGAAATTAATACTTCTACTGGACAACGTACGGCTGCATGGGTTACTTACGACGCCGCTGTTACTACATATAACGTTGATCTTGCAGCGTATAACACAGCACTGACAACCAACGTCGACGACAGAAATACGCTTAACGTTCGAGTACAAGAGATTCAAGCACGGGCTCGTGTTGCTACGCAGACTATGGAAGCCGCTCTGCTGGCACGATGGAAAAAACTTACAGAAAACGTTACCGCAATTTCTGCGTACATCGTTAATCAGGGCGGCGTCACAAAGTTTGTTGGCGAAACAGTTGTTCGTAAAGTTGAATCTCGTTTCTACATTGTTACCTTTGTTACTGACTTTGGCGAAGAGTCTGAACCAAGTCCTGTGTCCGCGCTTATTGAACTAGACCAGAACGACTCTGTGGCTATTGGTCGACCTGCCTCTTCGTCAGGCGAAGCGTATACAACTCGAAGCATTGTGAAGTGGCGTATCTATCGTAGCAGTACAGGTTCTACCGCTACCGGTTTTCAGTTTGTAGAAGAGTTACTTGTTACATCTGCAACGTACACGGACACTAAAACTGGCAGTCAATTAGGCGAAAACTGCCCAACAGTTACGTGGGCTGAGCCTCCCTACCGCATGGACGGCCAAAGCGATTCTTATCCTAAACCAGTTGTAGGTACTAACCCGTATATACGTGGTTTTGTCGGTTTGCCCAATGGCGTAATGGCGGGGTTCTTTGACAACACTGTTGCGTTCTGTGAGCCTTACGTTCCATACGCGTGGCCTGTCGAATATCAGATTTCTACAGAGCACCCTATTGTTGGGCTTGGCGTATTTGGTCAGACTGTGTTTGTTGGCACTCTCGGCAATCCGTATTTTATTTCTGGCGCTAACTCTGCGTCCATGTCGTCTCAGAAACTAGACAGCGTGCAATCTTGTGCGTCTAAGCGTTCCATTGTGTCTATGCAGGGCGGAGTTTTGTACGCCTCTCCTGATGGCCTGTGCCTTGCTGATCCTAATGGGATTCGGGTCGTTACCAAGGGTATGTACACTCGCGAGGACTGGCAAGCTTTGTCGCCCACAACTATGTTTGCAGAAGCTCATGAAGATGTGTATTACTTGTTTTTTAACAACGGCACTGCTGGCTGTTTAACGTTTAACGTAGCATCTTCTAAATTAGCTAGACTTGATCTGGCGGCTACTGCAGCTTACGCTAATAAAGTTGACGATCAACTCTACATTGCTAACGGCACAAACATCCAAAAAGTGTACGGCGGCGCAACTTACCGCACTGGCACATGGAAGTCTATGAAGGCTACGTTTCCGGTACAGGCCACTCTTGCATGGGTTCAGGTTTTTGGTGACCAGACATCTGGAAATCCAGTGACGTTTAAACTATACGGCGATGGCGCACTTGTGCACACAATCACGATTCCGGATGTCCTTCCTTTGCGCCTACCTTCTGGCCGTTGGCTTGAGTACGAAATACAAGTTGAAGCTACTGTTCGTATTACAAAAATTAGCTTAGCTGGCAATACTACGGAGTTACAAGGTTTATGACCGTTCGTCGTGATACCGGCCCGGTACGCCTTCCTGCGCTTCCTCCTGTTAATGCGCAAGACCCATCTCTTCGGGATTGGATGAGTGCTGTTGCAGAACGCCTTGAGACGCGTGAAGGTACACGCGGAAACAGATTTGAACGAGCGGTAACTCTTCGTGAGCTTGAAGATGCTACTAAGTCACTAACTGATTTAGCCGTATCAAAGACTCCTGCTCCGGGCGAAGTACTAATTGATTTGGGAGGCGGCTTAACGGCTGCAGTTGCAATCGATCAGTTTGTTGCTGAACTTAAGAGCACGCGCCTTTACACAGACTTGCAACGTCGCCTCGATGACCCAAATAGGTTTAACGACTTAGCTGTTGAAGTTCGTTCTATTTTACTTAAAAGCATTGCTGATGAAGCCGCTGCACGAGGCGCTGACATTCGCAGAACCGAAACACTAATTCAAGATAGCAATCGTTCGTTGGCTATTGCAGTTGAAGAAGTTACTGCCGCTGTTGGGACTAGCGCAGCCGGTGTTCGTGAGTTAACTTCTGCTGTTGCTACTTCAACTTCTGCTACCGCTGTAAAAGTGACTCAACTTGAATCTAGTCTTGGAAAGTACTACCAAGACGGGACAGCAGGACGCGTTGTTCTTGAACAAGAATTACTTACCGAGGCAAACTTTACGACTGGTCTGCGTGCTCAGTACACCCTTAAAGTTCAAGCGGGCGGCGCTCTTGCTGGATTTGGTATAGCTGCTACCGAGATTAACGGAACACCATCCTCTGCGTTTATTATTTCCGCAGATAAATTTGCGATTGTCGCGCCAAACTACAGTGGCGGCTTAACGACTACTCCCGACAACAACCTCGTCCCCTTTGGTGTTGACGCTGACGGTATCTACATGAACACAAACGTTTATGTTCGAGGTACTATGAAGGTGGACACGGGCGGTAAGACTCTTGCAAATGGATTGCGCGGTTCATTAAATCTTTCTGTGACTGCTTCTGCTTGGAGCGATACAACGGCAAGGCAAGCTGTTTGGACAGCTCTTGGAAACGCGGGTTCAGCGGTTAACAACAACCATCTTGTTATTGGCGACACAGTTACAATTAGTAACAGCGCTTCTCCGCCCACTTACGTCCAAACTAAATACTGGAACAACTCTGCGTGGACAGACTCTGGCGTAATTATTAATGGCAATTTGCTTGTTGATGGTTCTATTGCTGCGGGCAAGATTGATGCTCGTGGACTTACGATTAAAGACGCCGCTGGTAACATTATTCTTAACGCCGGTACTAGTGAATTCTCTGGTAATGTCACTGGTACGGTTAGCGGTAATGTCACTGGTAATGTTAGCGGTACGGTTAGTGGTAATGTTAGCGGTACGGTTAGTGGTAATGTCACTGGTACGGTTAGTGGTAATGTCACTGGTACGATTGCTGGTACTGCGGCTAGTACTGTTGTAAGTGGCGCTGCTGCTGGTTCCAGTGCTCTTGCTGGACTAGCAAATAAAATTAGCACAGATTCCCGCAGCGTTTTAACCGGTGGCGGTGGTATTGCAGTAGGCTCACTTACTTGGAATTCCTCTGGCATACGCACCAGTGGTTACGGCATTGGTATAACTTCGGCTGGTATGGCCGCTTTTAAGTCTGATGGAACGCCAACTTTTGTGCTTGACGGTAGCAACGGAAATGCTTCTTTTGGTGGTGTTTTGACTGCTGCGGCAGTTGACGCTGTTAACACTATTAACATTGCTGGTGAATCCGTTGTAACAATGGATCAGTTTAACCATACGCTAACTAGCAATGGCGGAAACAACACAGGAACTAACGTCTTTAATTATAGTTTTAACATGGCAAGCGCGGGTAATGTGTATATTCATTGCGTGTCTTCGTTTTTTACAAACTCTTATCCGTCCGACGACAGCACAACAACTTTGTTTCTTGATGGGTCTGTTATTGATGCACGACAAGGCACGGAAATTTATTCAGCAGTCCCTAAAATTATGATTAAAAAATACTATTTGTCTGCGGGCACCCACTTTATTGCTGTGTCTCACGCCTACGCAAACATCGAGACTGCTAGCAGCGTACTAAACATCACAGACGTAATTGTTATGAAAGGCTATCGATGAGACGATGTTTTTTTGACTCTAGTAATGGCCGTTTTACTGGCTTTGTTGACAGCCAAAGTCAAGAAGTTTTGGATATGAATACTCCAGAAGGCAGCGTGTTTGTAGACGGCAGCTACGATATTAACTACTACCTAGACGGCGAAGTTGTTGTTAAGCAGCCCGAGCAGCCTTCTGCGTTGCACATGTTTGACTTCCAAACCAAAACTTGGATATTTAGTTCTTCTGCCATTAAAGGCAAGCGAGCTAGTTTGCTTGAGCAGTCCGACTGGACTGACACGCTTTCATCAAAAACACGTTTAGGCGATAATCTTTACAACCAATGGCAGGTTTACCGACAAGCATTGCGAGACATTCCACAACAGTCGGGGTATCCGCAGAATGTAGTCTGGCCAACTCCTCCACAATAAGACATAATACGCACATGGAATTAGACGTCATTGAACCTAGTACCTTTGAAGTCTGCTACCCCGAAGGGATGCCAGAAGGCTTTCCTGTCGACCTTTTTGCTCCTATAAACGGCGCAGCCTTGGCGATACGTGAGCAGAAACTTAAGGACAAGATTGACGACCTCCAAGCATTTATGCTTGAGCAACCGCAAGCTGACATCCCCGTTCGCAATGTTTTTTCCGGTGGTGTGTATGCCCGTGAAGTATTTATTCCAAAGGGTACGATGCTTGTTGGCAAGGTGCACATGACTGAGCACTTAAACATCTGCCTTAAAGGTGATCTGACGTTTTTGTCTGTAGATGGCCCCAAACGTATCAAAGCACCCGCAATGTTTTCGTCACCTGCAGGTACAAAAAAACTAGCTTATGCCAACGAAGACTCTATTTGGGTTAACGTGCACCCTGATTTGGGAACCGACGCGGATACGATTGTCGACGCAATCACAGTTAACACCTTTGCAGAGTACGACAGGTTAGTCGGGCAGGCTAGTTTTATACGGGCTATTGAATACTTTGGTTTTACAAAAGAATCAGTTCGTCAGATTTCTGAAGATGAATCTACATTAGACCGCACACCACTAGATGGTGTTGAAGTTCGAAAATCTTCTATTGAAGGTGACGGCCTTTTTGCTACGCGTAACTACGTATACGGGCAGGTTATCTGTCCTGCAACACTGGACAATAAACGTTCGTTAGCTGGTAGGTACTCTAACCATGCAGCGTTTCCAAATTGTAAATTTGAAGTTGTAAGTGGGTTGTTATTTTTAACTGCTTTGCGAGATATCGAATCTGGCGAGGAATTGACCACAGACTATGGAGTAACACTTGCTTTAATTGCGAGTCGAAGGAGTGACATATGAGTGCAATAGCCGCAGCGGTAGTGATGGGTGGAGCGACAATTTACGCAGCGAGCAAAGCCTCGAGCGCATCTAAAGCAGCCTCCGCCGCCAATGAACGAGCAGCCCAAGGGCTAACCCAATCCGCTGATTACGCGGCTGATTTATCTTATAAATTAGGTCAAGAACAGCTTGGGTTTGCACGTCAACAGTACGACGAAATGAAGCCTTTGGCTCAGCGCGTGTACGATCAGCAATTGCAAGCTCAAGAAGAGCAGATGAGACAAGCTCGCGATTACTACGACTACCAAACACAAACATTCCGCCCTCTAGAACAAGGCTTAGTTGCCGACGCGCAGAACTTTGACACTGAAGCCTACCGCAACCAACTGGCGGCTAAAGCATCCCAAGACGCTGCACAGGCATTTGGTCTTACGCAAGGTATGGTTGCTCGTGAATCTGAGCGACGTGGGGTTAACCCTAACTCTGGCGCTGCTGCTGGTTTGCAAAATCAAAGCACTTTAAATCAAGCCGCAATGCGTGCCGGTGGTATGAACAATGCTCGTACGCAAGCGGAGAACACTGGGTATGCTCGCAAGCTAGACGTTACAGGTCTTGGTCGTAATTTGGCTGGGGCTTCTACAGCAGCTTATGGTGCAGCTAATGCGTCCGGCACAGCCGGTATTAACACTGCTATGGCTCCGGGCTCACAATACTCTAGCGCGGTAACTCCGGCATTTAACACCATGATGACAGGCTCCGGCCAACGCATCCAAGGTTACGGCAATATGTTTGCTGGTACTTCTAGAAGCATGGATGCAGCCAACGCGGCGGAGCAAGGTCTGTATGGAACTATTGCAGGCGGTGCTGGCAGATTTGTCGGCTACGGCATGGGTCAAGGTAAATTTGGTTAAGGGGAACAGACATGTCATTTGCACAAGGACTTATCGCTGGCGATCGCATAGCGGCTGGTTGGCTCGATGCTTACGAAAGCTCAGATACCAAACGCCGTGAAAAGCTTGCTCAGGAAGAAATCGCTAAGATTGGCCGTACTGAAAACATGCCAGAGATGGCACCTAACTACGCGGCTCTTCCCGCTGAGAGTTTAGCTTCACAGCCGTCCATGATGCGTCAACCTGCGCCTGTTCCGATGGGTACTGGAGTGTCTGGTGCTGATGGCGACTACACAAGCGTTCCCGGTATGCGCACCGGTTTACAAGCCAGTATGGCTCCTCCTGCTCAGGCACCGGCGGGTGCGGGCTTTGCTCGTGGTTTTACGCCTCAGCAGATAGATACTGCTCGCTCGGCCGGTATGACGATGCCTGTGTCTCAGCGCACTCAGCAAGAAGCTGATATTTACGCCAAGTATGGCCTTACAAAAGATGCTGTGCGTTCGCGTGAACGTGCGTATGACCTTAGCCGCCAAGAAAAATCTGACGCTCGCGCTGAACGTTTAGATGCTCGCGCCGAAGAAGAATACGGTCTGCGCATAGGCGAAACCAAGAGAACACTTAAAGAAGGCGAAGCAAATCGTAACGCTATTTCTGCGCTTGGAGTTAAGTTGGCAGCAGGTGAAACTATTGACTTGCCTGCAATTTATCAAGCTGCAACAGATATGGGTGCTAACCCTACTGTGCTTACTGCCTTTGTTGGCGATAGCCTAGGTATTAATAAAAAGATTGCCGACGAACGAGTCGCAAAGATGGAACGCGAAGTCCGTGAAGCAATTAGTTCCCCCGAAAAGTTAAACGCGTACATTGCTAAAAATGTTGCTGACCCCAATCCCGACGACAATATTCTCCCCGAGTTACGTCCAGTAAAAGGCGGTTGGGGTATTTTCTATGGCAAAGATTTGCTTAAGGGCACACAGATTTACGCTGACACAAAAGAGATTCCCGGCTTTCAGGCACTGGCACAAGACATGATTGAAAAAGCCAAAGGTAATCCTTTAGGCTGGACAATTCAAAAGTTAACCATTGAAAAAGAAGCTGCTGCTATTGCAGCATCAAAGGCTTCGTCTGCAGCTTCTGCGTCTACATCTGGTCTTAATGCAATTCGTGGTAATTTAGTCAACAGACAAATAAAAGACTTGGACGATACCGCGGCAAACACCAAAGAAGCTAAGAAGCTTATGGAAGACTTTTCTGCGCTTACAGAAGCTGAACAGAACGGCCCCAAAGGCAGAGCTCTTGAGAAACAGTACAACATGCTGGTTGCAAAACCCGGCGCTCAACTTCGTGTTTCCCCCGAAGCTAAGGCTCCTAAAGCCATGGACGAAGTGGAAAAAGCACAGCTTGAGGCGTATAACAAGTGGCTGGTTGAGCCCCGCAATGCACGTCTGCCCGGTGGTGAGAAAGACGCTATGGCCGAACAGATGGGCGTTAGCCATCTTCTTCGCATGGTGCGGGAACGTGCGGCGCAGTCGGCTGGTGGTGTTAGCCTAGGTGCTAATCCATATGAAGGTAGCCCTGCTCCTGCTCCTGCTCCTGCCGCACCTGCATCTGCGCAAGGGCTGACAAAAACATCGGCTGCCCCTGCCTTAAACACAGGCAACACGAAACTTTTGGGTCGTGCTGGTAACTCAGGCTACAGCGTTGAAATGCCAGACGGCACAACAAGAGTTATGTCTATCAGTGAATTGAATAAATTAGGCTATCAGTTTTTAGGCGGTAATACAGGGTTAGATAGACCTTGGTATGATGACTTACTGCCACGTCGATAATCTGGAGCGACAATGCCGATTTATAACCTTGAAGACTTGCGGGCGGCGGTGCCGTCCTCCATGCGTGACCTGTCTGACGACGAGTTAATCCGGGACTACGCAGGGCGCGTTGGCAAGAGTTTTGAATCTACGGCAAGCTATCTAGGTTTTAAACCTCGTGGCACGCTAGCGGAGATGGGTCGGCAGGCTGTGGGCGGTGCAGTAGTTGACCTACCCAAGATGGTTGGACAGGGCCTTCAGTACACCGGTGTTGCACCTGAGTATGGCCGTGAAATGTCACAAGCGGCAGAAGCCCGCGCTCCTGCATATATTCCCGATAACCGTAATCGGGGGCTTGTCAGCGAGGCACTTACTACTGGTGCTCGTGGGTTGGCTCCTGTTGCGGCTACCTTACCTTTAGCTTTTGTTCCCGGTGGGCAAGTCATCGCTCCCGCGGCGGCGGCGTTATTGTTCGGCACATCGTCTGCGCAAGGAACTTATGACAAAGTATTAGAGCAAACTGGTGACCCACAAGCAGCAACAGAGGCTGCTCGCCGTGTTGGTCTAATCCAAGGTGTTGGTGAAGGCGCGGCTACATTCGTTGGCGGTCGTGCTATTAAAGGATTGTCCCCATTGTTGGGCATGGGTGAACGCACTACGGCTGGTGTTGCGGCAAGGATGACTGATACCAGTGTTCTGAAGCCTTTTGCAAAAAGCATGGGTATCAACATGCTAGTGCAGCCCAGTACAGAGGTTGCTCAAGATTTAGGCACATACGCGGTTGAACGCGCTTACGGCGCGGCAGGAGACGAAAACCCCTATGAGATTGCACGGCAGTCAGCGTTAGGCGGTGCAGGTCTGACAATGTTGCTTGGCCCATTTGCACTGGGTGGTCATGCATCGCGTGCTCGCCGAGCAGAATCTTTAAAGGCCGCGTTGGGCGAAGACGCTCCTCCTGAAATACGCGCACAGGCGTTTGAAGCTGTGATGAAGGAAGCCCGCAGACAAAATGTTCCTGAGACAAACGTTGGTGCATGGTTTACAGAGCAGTTGGCTCTTGAAGATCAACGTAACTCTGCATTAAGGGCGCTTGAAGAAGCACCTAAAGACTTGACACAAACACAGGCAGATGTCGATGGACGTAAACTTTCTGAAGTTGACCCACAAGCTGAGTTTGACAAGCGGATGGCTACTGAGCGCCCAATGTCTGAGGCAGCCGCTTCTAAGAGTTTGTCTTCGTTCATGGCCGCGCAAGACGTCGGCGGGCAATATCAAGATTTGCTAACACGCAAGGAACAAGGTCTAGAAGCCGTTAAGAAAGTTGGTAAGAGTTGGCAAAACTTTGTTGGTAAGCGCGGCGATCAGTTGTTGAACATTCAGGATGTCGGCGATCAAGCCCGTGGGCTTGTTAGCAACTTAGAGGCAGAAACCAACCAACAAGAGGCTCCGCTTGCGCAAGCAATGCAACTTGGCACCGCCGTACAAGCCATGTTTGACGCCCAACAAGGTGTTGGAACAAAAGCAGATTTTGACCGAATAATGAACCCAGATGTGATGCAACCCATCACACCTGCAGAAATACAACCCGTTGCCCGTACATCCCTTGTGCCGCAACGCGCCGCCCCATTCAGCAACATGCGCATGGACAGGCCAAGCCCCCAAGAGTCGCTTACTGGGCCAACAAGCCAACTTTCTGATCGTCCTGTTTCTCCTGTGGGCGGTGAAGCCGAAGCCGCTCCTTTGCCCTCCGCGCCAGTCGCGGGGGGCGTTTCTTCTACGCCCGTCACAACTCCTGTAACTACACCTGCAACTAAAGATGGCACTCAAACCACTCAAGCCCAGCAAACAAAAACGAAAAAACAAAAAGCACCCATCACCGTTGGATCAGTCGTAAAGATTAACGATACCGAGGTAACGCTTAGCCAAGAACAAGCTGATGCTTGGAATAAGGCACAGGAAACCTACGATGGCAGAACCCGTCGTGCACGAGAGATTGCTAACTACCAAGACCGCGAAAGCGCTTTACGTAGTGCTGGTATGCAGTTGTCTGCGGAACGTAGAAAAATTACTGGGGCTTTGACTGCCAAAGAGCAGCAAGCCGCTAATCGCGTTGCTGACCGACAAACCGCGGAACAAAAAAAGCAAGACGAAATGGGCTTGACCGCGGCACTTCAAACTGCGAATCGGACTAATGTTACGAACAATCCATTGCAAGCTGGAGTAGAAGGCGCTGACAAAAAAGCTGTACCGGGCAAAACATCTCTGACTGTTAGTGCCCTACGAAACATCCGTGATGCATTGCTAAATCCTTCTGCAACTGTCGATGGTATTAGTGACAGAGAGCAACAAATTGCTGACGCTGTGCGTGCGTTTGCAAAAGCGTATTACAAGTTTAGCAACGCGGGTGGCAACATGCTCCGCGGCATTCCTACAGAACGTGCAATCAAAGGCGAGAACGGCGAAACAATTTACAAACCTACCAAACTGGCTGGCCAAACTCCTGCACAACAACGTGGGCAAATAAAGGCTAAGACTAGCCAACGCGTTGGAACAACACTAGATCAACTAAGAGAGACTCGTGACGCCCTTGCTGGTTTGGGTAAAGCAGTCAACGGCAATGCAAAAGATGTTGAAGCTATTGTCAAGCTTGTCAAAGATATGGTGCAACAGAAGTTGCATACCCAGACAACTGATGAAGGTATGAACGAAGACTTTGGCCAAGAAGGCGCAGATGGTATTGCACAGGCGTTCTTAAAAATGGACACCATGCTGTCGCAAGGTTGGCGAGCAGCCAAGGACAATATGTTCCAAGGCGAATCTGACGCAACTTTTGTTCGCCAAACACCAATTCGTGGTTCTAAAGAATCGACTGCCGCCGGTGAGACGCAGACTCCGCTAGAAAAAGCCGCTTTAGGTTACGCTAAGTTTGGCAAAGGTGAATCTTCTACTGGCATTCTTGGTTTGCTAAATTACATTCAGACTCACGGCACGCCGTTTGAACGCACAATTGCCAAGGGTGTATTTCAGTCTTTGTACGACAGCGATACCGCACCAAATCTTGAGTTCATATCTAAGGGTAAACCTTACTATGATCCAAAAACCAATACAGTCTATATCCAACGAGACGCGTCTGCGGCAGTCACATTGCACGAGTCGTTGCATGGTGCATTGCAGTGGTATATTTATCAGAATCCTAATGCACCGGAAGTCCGTGCATTGAAGGCGGCGCTTAAACGCGTTGTAAATTACAAAGGTGAATTAAGCCCTGACGCTAAACGTGTTCAAGATGTGCTCAAAGCACTGATGACGGACAAGAAAGAACTCGACGCTGTTTTGGAATTGGTTTCTTACGGCAACACGCTCAACGACTTCCGTCGCGCACTGGAAGCTATGGATAGCACCGAGGCTCCCAAGTCTTTCTATGATGCGGCTAAGAACGTCTGGCAAACCATTCTGACAACAGTGCAGAAACTTGTTGGTGTTCGCCCATCTGTTGCTGCAGATGTAATTGGTAACACGTTTAAGCTCCTCGAAGCGGCTGGCGCGGCCAAGAAAGGTGAAGCTGTTGGTAATAGACTTGAGTCAAAAATTAGCACGTTTACTGACGCATTTAAGAATTGGTTCAAGGACAGCAAGGTTGTCGACAACGACGGCAACCCGCTAGTTGTATACCACGGTACAGTAGGGGACTTTGATACGTTTAGCCAAGATTTGCTAGGCAAATCAACCATGACTGAGTCTGCAAAACAAGGTTTTTTCTTTGGAGGTAATTCAGACACGGCTAACACGTTTGCTCGTATTGCTAATCGCTACAGAGACTCAAACTTGTCACCAGATGTTGCCGAAGCAAACTTTAAAACCTATGTAGATAATACTAGAACAAAGTTAATAGAAGCTGAAGCGAGTAATGACCCCCTACAAATTTCCAACGCTAAAGAAGAATTGTCGCGTGTAGAATCCGCGTTTGCTAGTTTCTTAGGCATGCGTCAAAACATAATGCCTGTGTATCTTAGCATGCAGAACCCGTTAGTAGTAGACCAGAAAGGTAAGTCGTATCGTGACGAGCCGTATGCTAATACTATTGCTAGGGCTATTAACGGCGGGCACGATGGAGTAATAATTAAGAACACATATGATGGTTCAGAAGCCCCATCAGTATTTGACCGTGTTGTTGCTAAGTTGCGAGGTAAGAACGTTCCCACTGACACAATTTATGTTGTATTTAAGCCAAATCAGATTAAATCTGCGATTGGCAACAGGGGTACATACGATCCTAACTCTGACAACATCTTAGAAGCTGCTGTAGAGAGCACTGGCACGCCACAAGGGAAAGTTAATGCCCAAGACTATATTGTTTACAACAAAAAGGTTGCCCCTGCGGCCTTAAGCACAAAGTTGTTTTTTGACCTAGTTGGTTGGCAACGTGGTGCTCAAAAAGTAGGCGACCTATCTAGCAAATTAGCAGACAAAATCCGCAAAGACTTTCCAACTGCAGAGCGTTACATCACCTATATCAACTCCCGCTTTGGTGTGAATGATTTCACTAGCAAGCTCATGGAGAAATACAAGGTTGACAAGAACACTGGCTACCAACGTATGGAGCAGTTGGCCAACTTCGTTGAGTCACGTAGTGCTGACGAGGCAAAGGCAATCTTTGATTATCTTGACGGCGATAAAAAAGCACTGGATAAATTACCAGATGCTGCCAAGATAAAGGAGATCGCTGACTCTATTGAAAAGAGTATGGCGATGTACATTTCTGAGCTTCCAGCTAAAGACCGTGCATACTTTGAGAACACTAAATTCTCTGAGTCCTTGCTGTTTGCGGGTAACACAAACCAAGTTGCAAGTCACACATTCGGTGCGCGTAAGCTAAGTGAAATCATTGGTCTGCAGCATCGATTTGAAGAAACCATCGAAGGTTTTCAGCACTGGATGGGCGTAGATAAAAACGGTGACGTTGACATCACAGGCCCCTTCTACCAAGTGTTCGGCCCCAACATTAAAGACCCTGCTGGCCCCCAAGTCCCGCAAGGGTACATGTCTATCAAGGGCTACGAAACTACGGGTAATCCCGTAGGCTTTACTGTTGATCCCTCACGTCAATGGCGTATCTCCGGCAAGAAAGGTGAGGGCTATAAGTTCACATCTAACATGACGGCCCAACAAGCAATCCTTGAAAAGAAAGTCACTGAGCTTGCTAACGCTATGCGTAACACCATGGCTGCACTGGCTAACAACTACGCGTCACGCAACTTCTCTAAAGCCGCGTCTACGCTGGGTTACGAAGACGGCAAGCCAACAGAGCTAAGTGTTTCGTTTGATTCGCTAGAGGCCGTTAAGAAAATCTTTGGTCGGGCACCCAACCCTAACCAAGTTTTAAGCGTTTCCAAGGATGAAGCCAAGACGCCACAGATTGCCGACTTATATCGCAATACAAATACATGGGTAAAAATACCTGACGTAGAAGCTTACGGCGCGTTAGCTGGCAAATACATGCCCGGCCCTGTGTGGAGTGCGATGACTGACATGGCTGACCGCAAGCCATTGGTTTCGTTCCGTGCGTACAACGCTTCTATGCGTTGGTTTAAGAAAGCCAAGACCGTTTACAACCCCGGCACGCACATTACTAACATTGCCTCTAACGTCACTTTGGCGATGATGCACGACATCCCTGTTAGCACGATTGCTTCTGCGGCTAAGTTGTTTACCAAATACGAGTTAAACGCTAAGTCTTTGACACCAAGTGAACTTGCGATCATGTCGCAGTTCATGAACTCTGGTGCGATGCTTGGCGACTACTCAAGTGCTGAGGTTAAGGAAGCCATCTACAAGGCATGGAACGAAAATCTCGCACAGCCAACAGATACGTCGCTGATGCAACGTCTGAAGATGTTTACTGGGTACGAGAAATCTAAAGCGCAGATGGGCGTTGCACTTGCAGCCAAAGCAGGTAACAAGTTAGACAACATCGCGTCCGAACTGTACGCCGCCGAAGATAACGTATTCCGTTTAGCCGCGTTCATGAAGAAGGTCGGCGAATTGCAGGAACGTAGCGGTGAGAAAACTCCCACTGCAGAGAACTTCAGCGACGCGGGTACCTTTGCACGCAAGGCATTCCTTGACTACGACATTGACTCTAAAGCAGTCCGTATTGCACGCCAGTCGTTCTTGCCGTTTGTGTCATGGACGTACGCCATTGCCCCTGTTATGGGACGCATCGCGTTGCACCAACCTTGGAAGATTGCTAACGTCTTGGCGGCTTATTACCTCATTGACGTAGCCATGGCTTCTGCGGCAGGTGACGATGACGAAGAAACTCGCAAGCGTGGCCCGAAAGAAATCCGCGAACGCATGTTTGGCATTGGCCCTTACATGCACATTCGCATCCCGTTCATGGGCGACGAAAACAACCCTGTGTACTACCGTCTCGGTGACTACGTACCGATGGCTTCTGCCGCTAAGGGTTTGCCGAATGGCTTTATGGGACAGTCTTGGATTCCCGGAGCAATCACGCCAAGCGGCCCAATAGTCTCGGCTATTGCAGGACTAGTCATAGGTGTAAACCCTTACACAGGTAAATCTTTGAACCAACCAACGGATACCGAATGGCAGAAATTTAAAAATGCTGCTAAGTTTGCATATGATATTGTGACTCCACCAGCAATTAGTTCTACCCAACTCAAAGCAGTAAACGATATACTAGATGAGAAAACAGGCATCACAGGTGCACCTGTTAGCAATCTTGCTATAGCCAGAACATTTGGATTAAAAATGTATGACTACGACGTTATTGAATCTGAAGCTGTTCAGGATGTTATTTCAAAGCGTGTTGAACGCGAGTTTAAAGATGCAATGCGCAAAGCAAAACGTGAAGAGGAACGTAAAGGCTATCCCGATTACGAAGCACTGGACAAGCAACTTGAAGACTTGCAAATACGCATGGAAAAAGAACTCGACAAAGCCCGTGGTGGCACAGGGGAGATTGACTAATGGCTAAGACACCAGCATGGACACGCAAGGAAGGCAAGTCTGAGAAGGGCGGATTGAACGCCAAAGGACGCGCCTCGTACAACAAAGCGAACCCCGGAAAGCCGGGACTCAAGGCTCCTCAACCCGAGGGTGGCCCACGACGCGACTCATTCTGTGCCCGCATGGAAGGCATGAAAGAGAAGCTGACCAGTGCGAAGACTGCAAACGACCCTAACAGTCGTATCAACAAATCACTACGTGCTTGGAAGTGCTAATATGGCTACCAAATCAACTGTTAATGCCGCTGGCAATTACACAAAGCCTACACTTCGCAAGAAGATTGTGGCTCAGGTAAAGTCCGCGGCAACGCAAGGCACTGGTGCAGGCCAATGGTC